TTAGGAAAAAGCCCCGTGGGCCGAGGATCGTGGGACTTGGTCACATAACCCACTTCAATTATACGAAAAAAAAAATTTTCGCTAGATAACTACCATAATTAACTAATCACGGGTCACGTACCTCTAATAGTACATGTCAACTATTTGACAACAAGATGTTGTTAATATATCACTTAAGTTGCAAAAATATTTCATTTTTGCCTCTTTGTTAGTTAAATCTGGGCCACTTTCTTAGCTTTTCATTAGTGGCCTAGATTATTTAATTGAAATTTTAGAAAAAACGTATATCTTATAGGAATGTTTCATATGGTTTATATGATTCCTTTCTACTTTGGGGGTGGCGATTGCTCCCTGCCCTCAAAGTTTAAATTTTTTTATCCACCATGACTAAGATAATTTTTTATAATGAACGTAAACATTATCAGCATCCATGATTTGTCTACGTTTATTTTCTACTTGTCTTCTTAATTCTTTTCTTTCTTCCTTATTATCTTCAGACTTTAATCTTAAAAATAATTTAGAATATTCATGCCATAAGAAATGTCTTCTCTTAAATTTTATTAGGCCTTCTTTCAAAGCTTTAGAATATCTATATCTTACATTGTCTGGGGTCCAACCGGCCCACCAACAAATCTGTTCAAAGTCTTTAGAAGTTAATATCCAAAAATGTGCATCACATTTATTTAGACTACTTTTACGGTCACCAGCTAAAATTCTTACATCCTCAAAAGCATTTAAAATAACATGCCTCCAGAGCTTTTGTTCATTACATACATGATTATCATTTAATACGTCTGAAGCGATATCAATGCCCATAAGTTTTAACAAGTCTAGAGAGTAAATCACGATAAACACCTTTCGAATTAATAAAATTTAAACGATTGGCGACTTCGTAATGTCCATATATATCATCAATTATTGTTGTGATATCTGCACCGGTTATATCTTCTCTTTGTATGAATTCTTGTAATTCACTAAAGTCTTCTGCTGCTGAATCTTTAAAACTTGCCATTCTCATATTGTAACATCTTTTTTGATGTAAGACTTGAAGTCTATAATATTAGAATTGTTCTTTTTGACTTTGTATTTTCTGACTAAAACTTTTTTAGTTGTCTTATTTTTCTTGCTGTGAATATCATATAAATCATTGGTATCTTTTAGAAATTGAGGGCCCATTTCTGTATAACCAAACTGAACACCGTTTAGCATAGCGAATACAGTTGATTGAAAAAGCTTGAATTGACTAGGCGTAAATCTCTCTGCTGTCAGGACCGACAGCTTAGTTAAATCAGTGATACCATCCTTTTTCTTTGCCATTTATATAATCTAATCCTATTTTAAATAACATTACTTGTTCTGCTTCTGTCCGTGATCCGTAAGAACTGGTTCCTGATCCATTACAATGAATACAAGAGGCTAAAGATTTTGACTCTGGGGCTATAATGAAACCATTCCCATTACAGTCAAAACATTGCTTGTAGTTGTAACCTTTTACACTCATATTAAAAAAAATTTATTTACGCAAGTATTAATTGTAAAGATTATAAGTGATGGGATCAATGCCTAGGTTTAATTACCCACGACAAATACCCCATTGATCTGCCATTGCCTCTGCAATCCCTAAGAAAAATTTTGATCTATTTTTTTGTCTTTCTCTACCGCCTTTATTAAACCAATTGCCAGGTATCCTTGTGCTTTGACGTATGTCTACAATATTTGTTGGTTTTAGTTTAGGTAAATTTTTTAACCATAAACAAGTTTTTTTCTGTAACGGTTCACCATATTCAAATGGCTGCACTATTTGAGTATACTTAGGTAATTCAAAAACTTTAGATGGTATAGGGTTTTCAACACAAATTTTTTTAATTTTAGCATTGTATAAACTTTCAAAGAATCTTTTTGCTTTTAATCCTAAAGCAAGTCTTGCTTCATTCAAAACTCCTTTTGGATATAAGTGACGAGCACCTGCATTTGATATGTAAGTACATGGTGGATGTGCAATCATCATATCCCAATCATCATTTAAATAATTTAAAACATCTCCTTGTAAATGTTTACCGGGACTTTCAGTGGGCAGTATATCACAGGACCATGCATCGTGGCCCTTTTTAGAAAAAGCATCTCTTACTATACCTGAATACTCACAAGCAATTAATACTTTCATTTTTAATGTTAATGTAATGTGCCTGATATTTTTAACTTCTTAAGATCTTTAGGGGTAATACCTTCAGCCCTAACTTTTAAAGCTCTAGCATTACTATTCTCGATTCTTCTTACTAAATCCATAGTTTTATCTTGTGGTGCATGTTTAAATTTTTTCATCCACAACCAATTCCAAAAATTAAAAAGAAATCTATTATTCCATTTTTTGTTTTCAGTGTTCTCTACTTTTTCTATTTCGTATTCAAATGATAAAGTTTTTCTAGATTCTGGACTTAATGCCATATAAATTCTATATGCTTTTCTATTGTTTTTCATAAATCCTCCTTATTCCAAGCCATTAGTAATAATGTAATTCCTGCAAAAATAAAAGCTATTAACAATATACTAATTAAAAAATTCATTTTAAATTATTTATAACATAATAAATTATTAAAAGGCCAACTAATAAACAAAATAAATTAAAACCAAACATACCGAAACCAAAAGTGGCACTCATTGTTCAATTCTCTCTCTCATCTTAAGAAATTTAAGTTTTGCTATTTTTAACATACGGTCAAATAAAGATTCTGCTTTTACAGTATGAATTTTATTTCTCATCTCACCATTAACATATAAACTTACGTTATTAGATTGATGATCTAATTCAATTGTAAAAAACTCTTTAGCTTTTATTTTTTTGTCCATTTAATAATTTATTTCTAAAAACAGCAGGAGCAATCTTAGCCTTTTTGGCCTGATGATCTACGTAATCATTTAATATTTTAGATATCATTCCACCAGGAGCTCTAAATTTTTCTTTACATAACGCTTTTAAAATTAAATAATCTTCTTTTTTAATTGCAACCGATTTCCATTTATTTATGTCCATCTTTGACCTCCATGTCTGGTGTAAGTATAAGAGGTTCCTCTGAAACTGTGATACCACATAACTCTCTTAGTCTTTTGTTTTCTTCTTTTAGTTTTTTTATATTTTCACCAAGCCTATCAAGATTAGCAAAAAGTTTTTTAGTTACATCTTCAAGTTTACCTAATGCATCTAAATCACCTTCTGGTTTTTCTCCTATAGGTGGATGTATTTCATTTGCTGCCATGTTTGTCCTCCTCAGACGGTTCGTTGTTACGACACTCTAGTTCATCTTCGACTAAAATTGTCGCAACTGTTTTATTAAATGGATAATGTTTTCGTCCTATACCATCTACAAAATGTATTGAAGAAATGCCATCAACTAACATATCCATCTCTAATGAGTCTTCGATAGGTGTGCCATCAAAATAATTTGTTGGTACAGCCGATAATTGTTCGTCAACTTCATTTATGATATTATCAAGTATAAGACTTTTACTCTTTAGCTTTTTCATAAAATCTTAAATACATGGGATATGGGTTAAAGTCAAACACTAAATTATGAAATATTTATTGACTATTACTCTGTGTTCTATGATCGAAAATGTATGTATACAACCTCATACATTCCCTGGTGCCTTTGATAATTTATATAATTGCCAGATAGCCGGATATAATAAAGCCATTGAAAAAATCGAAGAAATAGGTATTGATAAGGTAAATGAGCACAAAATTTACACAACTTTTTCGTGTAAGCCATTTAACACAATATGATTCTTAAATTTATCTTATTAGGTAGTTTTTGTTGGAATTTTTATGATACCGGAACACAATGCACACAATATTTAATAGACAATTTACCAGACGGCCTAACATGTAAAAATAAAGCTTTAGAGGTTGGTAGGACTAATAAAGCAAAGATTGAAGAGTTAGGGGGCATCATGGACCTTTATGAGGTACATTGTATGGCAATAGAGCAAGAGGGCTACAATGTTGACGAATCATTTCAAATATCCTATAATATCTTATGAGGGCTTATCGTATCATAGCATACAAAGATGATTGGCGTGTAGACCAAGTAGTTGAAGCCGAAGATGACTTGAAAGCATTACGAAAGTTCTCCGAACAAGTGGATGCTGGTGAAGTAAAAATTACTGAAAATAGTTTTACTAAAAATGACAGAGTCCACATAACTTATGAGGAACTAAAATGAGTCCTGAAAAAATAAAGTTGTTGAAAGAACTTCAAGAACTTGAAAATAAGTGGTCAACAGGTTTGCTTACAAATGGCAATTGTACTGTTGATATGCTTAAAACTGAAAGAGATATTAGATCAAAAAGAAATGCGATCAAATATCAAGATGTACAAGAAACTTTAGCTTTAGCCGGTTAATTTTTCTTAGGTTTTAAAAAAGGAAACTTTTGTCCTAGGGCTTCTGTCGGCTTAACAAACTCATAGTGATTTATTATCTTTAATAATTTTTCTCTTTTAACTGTACTATAAGGTATAAAAAGTTTTGCTAAGTATAATGCTTTTTGATGAGAACATCTCCACCTCCATTGCTCTTTCTTACCTAACGAACCTTTTACAACACCTCTAAAGTTAATGGTGCCAACACCGACAATGTCATAAAAATTTTTTATGCAATCTAAATCTGCCATAGCAATTTCCATATTTATATTCCATTTTAAATAAGTTTTACCATTTGCTTTATTACTTTTATATTGTGCATAAGTAACTGAACCTTCACCATCAAAAAGTCCTGCACAATAAGCTATTAAGTCTATATTATTATGTGGAAAATTTTTTTTATTTAGCATCACCCCAACTTTCTCCTAGTCCATAATCGACTACACTAGGCACTTTAAATTCAATTGCATTTTGCATTGTCTTCTTTATATCCTCTGCATGTTTTTTATCAACTACATTAAAACATAATTCATCATGTATTTGGAGAATAGGCAAATTACCATTTTCATAACAGTCTAACATTGATTGTTTAGTTTGATCTGCTGAAGATCCTTGAATAAGCCTATTCAAAGCTTTATAAGTAAAAGCTCTCTTAATATTATCTTTACCATACTTGGCTACTGCATCTTCATATTTTTCAGCCACATGTAAACCAAAATCTCTTGTTTCCCACATGTCAAATCTACATTTCCTACCTTTTTTAGTTCTTATTACACCTTTTTCATCGGCTGCAAATTTACATCTATCTGACAATTTTTTTACAAATGGTACCTTTTTATTATATTTTATAATTAATTCATTGGCCTCATCTTTTGAAACACCCAATGAGATAGCTAGTTTTTGTTTACCCATACCATACATCAAGCCTAAACCTATTGTCTTAGCTTGTGTCCTTTCTATTCCTACTAAATCAGCTACTGTCTGATGAAAATCAGCACTAGCATTCTGATAAGCTTTTACTAATTCATTTGATCCTTCATAACCATCACCAATACTTGCTGCATAATGCACTGTCATACGTGGCTCTTGTTGTGAATAATCAAAACTTCCCCATTTATAACCCTCTTCTGGAATAAATAGACTCCTAATTTTTGGGCCAAAATCTTTATTTCTAGCAGGCACTTGTTGTAAATTTGGATTAGACATAGATAATCTACCTGATACTGTACCTCCATTATCTCCACGTAATTGATTTATCTCTCCATGTATTCTCCCGTTGACTTGATACTTCATGATCGAAGATAAAAAAGTTCCATGAAATTTATTTATCTCTCTTGCACTTACAATAAGTTGTGCTATTTTGTTTTTATTATTAATTAACCAATTTTGTGTAAAGGAAGGTTCTTTTGTTTTTTCGGTACGTGGGTAGTCTAACTTCAATTTGTCAAAGGCTTTGGCAATCTGGCGTGACGCCCAAATGTCTACTTCTATTCCTGATTCTTTTTTTATGGCCTGTAATATTTCTTTTTCTTGGTTCTTCATTTCTTTTTGTAATGCTTCAGCTTTTTCCACTTGCACTCTCACACCTCGTTGACGCATTTTTATTAGGATCGGAAGCAGTTGCTGCTCCATCTCCCAGACAGTAGTTAAGCTTTGTGTTGCAATTTCTTGTTTAAATCTTTGCCAAAGTTTTAATGTAAGCTCGGCATCTTGTTCTGCATAATATCCAACATGCTCTGCTGGTAACTTCCACATCTCTGCTTTAGGATCAATACCATGAGCTGCTGCAGCTTCTCTTAATTCTGTCTCTGCTTTTATTTCATTTAGATAATCTACTGATAAAGCGTTTAAAGAATATGAAAATCTATTCTCATCTATTAATGCTGCTGCTATCATTGTATCTACAATAGGTCCGTGGACCGGGATTCCAGATGCTTCTAACCAACCTACATCGTACTGAGCATTATGAAACACTTTAGTACAAGGTAAAGCACATATAGACTTCATATATTTTTTTACTTGTTCAGGTATCATATTACCTCCACCTAAATGTCCAAATGGAAAATAACCTTTCCATCCTTCAACAGCTACAGCAAAACCAACTATCTCTCCCTTACTTAATGCCCAACCTGCACCTAATTTTTCATTTATACCATCGTCTTTAGTTTCAAGGTCTATTGCAATTTCTTTATATTGAGACAAATCTTTATATTCACTTGGTGTATTCCACATAGATTTTTTAAATGTTAGTGTAAGTTGTAAACCATTGCTCATTAATTATTATCCATTTTTATTATAGTTCTCATTACAGTTGTTACAGGGTTCAGGTCGAAGTCTCTTGTGCACCCTTGTAATAAACTGATCAACAGCACAAGGACCACAATGGTAAATTTTGTTTTCAATAATAACTGCATCCTTATCACAATTTTGACATTTATTTTTTTTTCTTGTCATTTAAATCTGTGAGATGTTGTATTTCTAAATCACAATAATGTTTTATTTTTTTTATATCTTCAATTGATTTACCTTTTAAAAGGTATCTACACACATACTTTATTACGTTTGCTTGAAAAGGATTAAGACCATTTGTTCTAATAAATGTCCAAGGTTGAATTAAAAATTGTTTATAATGGGAACCTCCTACCTGAACACCATCTGGAAAAGTTTCATCGAACATATCTTTACTTGGCATTTTTCTCCTGTATATAAATCAAATAATCTTGTCCTATTGGATAGTTAAACTTATAATCACTTCTCAACAAATGTAAAGTTTTTCTTGCTCTAGTTGCACCTGTATACCAAACCTTTTTTTCATCACTTTTTTCTTGTTTGTTTTTATTGTCAAAATCTGATGGATAATTACCTTTACCGTATAAAACAACATGATTCGCTTCACCTCCTTTTACAGAATGAATAGTGTCTATTGTTATTAATGGGTCCTTATCTAATTCTTTTTGTCCATATCTTCTGAGTAATCTTATAAAGTGTCTTACTTGTTTTGGTTTAAAGTTTCTTCTTAAAATCCAAAACCAAGGTTTATTTTTTTGATTATCTTCTAATATTAATCCACACCATTCTTTTAAATCTTGAAAATTATATTCTTTAAAATCAGGTTGTGCTCTCCAAAATTTATCTAATCTATAGGCAGGGTCTTCTAACTCTCTTATGTGTTTGTACATATTACGAGCTGCTTTCTTATCTATTTTTTTACCTTTAGTTATTGCAGTCCATGCTTTAATTGATTCCCATTGTTTTTGATCAAAACATTTTGTACCTTTGTTATCTTTAAAATATAAACCTGCATCTTTTGCTAACATTCTTAATTCATTTACTGTTTCATTTATACGACCTAATATAAACCAATCCTCTTTAAAACTTTCAAAAGGAATTTCTTTGAATGATAAATAAGCTTTTACAAATCCTTTTGTGCCACCCGGTAAGTATTCTTTCTCTTCACTATCATTAATACCTCTTCTAATTATTTGTGAAAACTTATGTATAGCCTCTCCAAATCTTTGTGTCCTTCTAAGTTTTACCTTTCTACCAGGAAAAAACTTTGTAAAATATTTAGGGTCTGCACCATTCCATTTATAAATTGCCTGATCATCATCTCCCGCTAAATAAATTCTTTTTACCTTTGGGGCCATCTTATAAATCACTGAC